CGGTATGCGAATAAAGAGAGAGTTTTTTTATTATGGTAAAAACAATTCCAAAGGAACATCGAAGCCCTAAGAGGGGCAATTCCCTTGTCATTGATATTGAAAAGAAAGGTATCATTTACAAGATTGAGATAATTTGCCCCGGCTGCGGTTCGTGTGGTTGGTGGTTAAGCGAGGACAACACAAAAATGTACTGCGATAAGTGCGGTGCTGTGATTGGGCGGTTGAAGTCTGACATAGCGGATATGGAAAACGTAGGGTGGGCAATATGAAACTCCCCGAACCCACAAAAAACCGTACCCCTTGGGCGAGGTTGATTGAAAAGACCCTGGGTGCCATGAGACACGTTATGCACAAACATGGGATGAGGGGGTATTTTCCTGTTGGGTTTTCTATTACATTTTACAATAAAGACGCATCTCCTAAAAAGAAATGGTATTACGATTCCCGTAATTTAATAGAAACCCACGAAATGCCTGATTTGCACGAAAAGAAACTAAGGGAACGAATAAATTTAGTTAACGAATTTTTAGCCGAGGGCTGCAAGCGGATTCTTGAAGGTGAAATTGACGAGATGATGGCAGACAAGGGCGATATTGAAGGTTTTGCGTATCAGATCCCCGGTATGAAGGGGAAGGGGTAATGGATGAAAAGGTCGAAAAAGAAATAAACACGCTTAAAGTAATGGTTGGTCATTGGTATGATTTTTATCTTCGGTGTGCCAACGGTCACAAGTATGACATGGTTCATCTTAAAGAATTTCAAGAGGTTATAGATCAGCAATTATCGCCGTATCTTCAGAGATTAGCAAAATGTAGGTATATCAACAAGGATGAATTAAGCGATTTTTATCTTTTTCTGGGAACCAAAATACAGGATTTGGAATTGGAAATTAAAGCCGTGAAACCCCAAACAACCCGAACCGAAAGAAAAACCCTGCGGCATGGCAGATAGAATCGAGACTTTTGAAAAGTTATTAACCTTGCTTATTGGAGAGGTGAGGATGATGAATGAAGGTCTTGCCGAAATCGCAAAGAATTTAGGGGATGGGGTTAATATTTACTAAATGGGTGTTAATTCCAAAGGTGGGGTAATTGTTATGCCATTAAAACTAAAAGATTTAAAAGACTTACACGATAAAGCCTACACGTCCGGCCAGACCAATCGGGAACGTGCTTCCGATGACCTGGTGTTTTATTGGGTGACTCATTGGGATGATGCCTTAACTTGCAGATATCCAAATGGATTTCAGGGGCGAGTTTGATATGCTCCGAAGCGCCGGGAAACAGATACTTTCAGATTTAGCGTCTAATCCCATCCAGAATGACTTTGAGGCGATTAACGACACCCCGGATGACGTAGCAGAGCTGGCAGACGGTCTATATCGTAGAGATGCCAACCATAACACATCATTAGAAGCGTTTGCGGTTGCCGATCAAGAGAGCGTGGTTTGTGGTGTAGGTGCTTGGATTGTCGAAACTAAATATATGTCAAGCCGGACCGGAAGCAAGAAACAGAGAATTGTCCGCAGGCCGGTTTACGAAGCGAATAATAACGGATTTTGGGACCCGAACGCAAAGAAGATCGATAAGTCTGACGCTGATTATTATTCCCACCTGAACGCATATTCAGAGAACGGTTATAAGAAACTGGTCAAGGATCTGACCGGCGAGGAGGATGTAGACATATCTCCATCAAACTTCAAACACCCCGAGCACTCTTATACTTTTCCTTGGATCGGAGGCGAAGGTAAAAAGATCTATGTTGTCGAGTTTTATCACCGGGAGAAAGTTCAAGAAAAAGTTTTGACCATGACAGATCCGTTTGGCGAAACAACAGTCTTGCGGGAATCAGCCCTTAAAAACGTCATGGATGAAATGATGGACGCCGGGTATGAAATAACCGACGAGAAAATCATTGAGGTTTATGAGGTTCGAAAATACATAGCTTCAGGTGCTGAGATATTGAACGGTGAAATGGTAAACGGTGAGCGAATCGGAGAACGGATTGCAGGCGGTAATATTCCAGTGGTGCCTGAATATGGTGAACGGGCGATTGTCGAAGGTGAGGAAGTTTACGAGGGCGTAGTCAAATTGGCGAAAGACCCTCAGAGGATGCGCGACTTTGCATTTTCGTATTTGACAGATATGTTTTCACGGTCGCCACGAGAGAAGCCGATCTTCTTTCGAGAGCAGATCGCGGGTTTTGAGAAAATGTACGAAATGCCAGGCGCTGAGAATAACTATCCGTATCTATTACAAAACAGAACCGATGCTTCCGGCAACGAGCTTCCTATTGGTCAGGTTGCAACGATGCCAAATGTGAATATACCCCCGGCATTGACAGCGGCTCTGGAATTATCAGCGGGAGCTATCAGGGAGGTTGCAAACCCTGGCACACCCCAAGACATTGCAGACCCGGACACATCTGGAAAGGCTATTTTAGCACTACAGGCACGTCTTGATATGCAGTCAATGATTTATCAGGAACACAAAAAAGTTTGACAATGAGGCGTGACGGTGAGATTTATATTTCCATGGCTTCTGAGATTTACGATGTCCCGGGCAAGGAAAAAGTTGAGCTTCCTGACGGCACGAAAAAAGAAATGGATGTCATGCAGGCCGTTGTTGATGAAGAAACCGGCGAAATTGTGATACTGAACGACTTGAGAATGGCAGAATTTGAAGTTACGAGCCGGATAACCGCGTCATATACGAGCCAGAAGGAACAAACCCTGGACAGGCTTGAAACGGTGCTTGCAGGCATGGCCCCGGACGATCCGATGAGAAAGGCCATGCAGTTAAAGATTATCCAGTTGTCTGACGGTGTGGAGATGGAAGACCTCAAGGAATTTGCTAATAAACAGCTTGTCTTGTCCGGAATTAAGAAACCTGAGACAGATGAAGAAAAAGAGTTGTTGGCACAAGCCCAGGCACAACCACCGGAACCTGACGCCGCGACATTGTTAGCACAGGCAGAGAACAAAAAGGGTGATGCTGATCTATTACAGGAAAAGCGGGAGGGTATAAAGATGCAGCTTGACAATGAGAATGAGAAAGCCAAGCATCAGATTGATGTATTCAAGGCACAGACCGAGCGCATGAAGGTTCAGGTGGAGGCGCAAAAGGCCGGAGCAACGATACGTAAGACCGATATAGAATCTGTCGGCGAACAGCTTGACAACACGGCTAAAGTGATACAATTACAACAGCCTGTCAAGATTGAAGATATGGACGATGAGGCATTGTTTGAACAGATAAGGACGGGATAATGAGAGGTAAAAGAGCCAAAGAGATTAAGCGTTTAGCTAAACAAGCGACTACCAATGATCGAGATTCACGAAGAACTTTACAAAAGAATTAAGACGATAGTGAAGCTTGTAGGAAGCTAAAAAGTTAAGCGAATAATATAAAGCGGAGGCGACCCGATTAAACGCGACTCGCGGGGAGGAACCCGATTAGCCTTGCAGATAGGAGAAAATCTGATGACACCTGAAGAAATAGCAGCAAAAGAGGCAGAGGAAAAGGCGGCTGAGGAAGAAGCGGCCAGGATTGCAGCGGAAAAAGAGAACAAAGAACCTGAGCTTGATGAAGATGGCAATCCTATTGAGCCTGAAGTTAAAGAGCCGTGGATGGAGGAGGAAGACGGGGAGCAGGACCCGGATGACCCTTCAAAACAAGTGCCTGTTGGAAAGTTTGTCAGTGTCAAGAAAAAACTGAGAGGGGCAGATTACAGAGCGAGACGAAGAAATTGAACGATTAAAGCGAGAAAATGAAGAACTTGCTAAGTTGAAACCGAAACCGGAAACAGTTTTTGGTGAGGCCCCAAGAAAGATGATTTTGATACTGATGAAGATTATGAAGAAGCGCTGGATAAATACAATTTAAGCCGGACTGAGGAAACGATCAACAGAACCCGGTTGGAAGATCAAAAGAAAGCAGAGCAGCAACAGGCGCAGGAAAAACTTACCGAGGCCGTTGATGAGCATTATTTAAGAGCAGCGGACCTCATCGAAAAGAGCGGCATTAAGCCTGAGGTATATCAAGCGGCGGACACTACCGTCCGAAAGGCAGTTGAGACTATAACCCCTAATTTGGGTGACGTGATTGTAGATCAGATTATTTCAATTTTAGGGGATGGTTCGGAAAAGGTTCTTTATTATCTTGGCCGGAACAAGGCGGCACTGGCAAAATTTCAAAATTTACTGTCAACCGACAAGTCCGGCATGAAGGCCGCTGTTTATCTCGGGCAGGAAAAACAACGATTAACCAATCCAATAAAACCACGGAGCAACGCACCTAACCCGGCAACCAATATTAAGGGTGACGAGCTGCTTACAGGGGCAGAGGGGAAGTTTAAGAAGAAATACAAGGCTGCCCATGCGAAAGGTGATCTGCAGGCGGCATACAACGCTAAAAAGGAAGCCAGGGCTGCAAATGTGGATGTTTCCGGGTGGTAGAAAGGAATAAACTATGGCTTTATCAACAGGAAAAGTAGCAGAGGTTATGTTCGAGAAAGCTCTTGAGACGCACGAACATCAAATGGACATGCTTGACATGACCGATTTTCATCAACCGGATGGTGCCGGCATGCAGAACCAGGGTAATTTTATTTGGTATCCGGT